AAAAGAAAATTTAAGGTATACCCTAGTGCGTATGCTAACGCTTATGCTTCAAAAATATGTGCTGGTAAAATTAAAGACCCATCTGGAAAGAAAAGAAAAGATTGGGGTCCTAAAAAAGCTTATCAAGGTAAATTCATTCAAGTAGAAATGGATGGTCAATCGTACAGCAATCCGTCTCTTGTAAGTTATTATGGAGACTTGATAGATGAGTAAGAATGGTTTAAAAAAATGGTTTTCAGAAAAATGGGTAGATATTGGAGCGAGAAAAAAAGATGGTTCTTATCAAGAGTGTGGACGAAAGTCTGCGAGCTCTTCAAAAAGGAAGTATCCAAAGTGCGTACCACTTGCAAAAGCCACTCGGATGACAAAGTCGCAAAAGGCGAGTGCTGTCAAACGAAAACGTGCCGCCCCGAACACTGGCCCTAAGCCAACTAATGTTAGAACAGCTTTTATGGGAGGAATGATACCTGTATCTCCGTCTCAAGCAATAGCTGCAGCACAACAATCTGCTCCACAGGACTATATTAATTACAAAATGACAGGTAATATACAACCTGTAGATAAAGTAACTCAACCTGTTGAAACTGTAAAAAAAGAAGAAGTAGAAGAAAAAAATTCAGGAGGTTTAGTATTTACTAAATCTATACAACAAAATTATTATAAAGATTTAATATAGGAGGATAAATATGATGAAAACTATGCCAGGTGGCGGAAACGCTTACGCAAGAATGTCTTCTCTTAAAACCGAAAAAGCTAAATACGGTAAAGAGATGAAGAAGAAAAAAGATAAGAAGAAAAAGAAAAAAGATAAATAATGGCTACAAGCGGCACAACATCTTTTGATTTATCTATCGATGAGATAGTAGAAGATGCCTATGAGAGAATAGGTATGAGAATTAATTCTGGTCATGATATTAAATCAGCTAGAAGAAGTTTAAATATTTTATTTTCAGAATGGGGTAATAGAGGTGTGCATTTATGGAAGGTAGCTTTAAATGAAGTTGCTTTAGTTGCAGGTCAAGCAAATTATACAGTACCAACGAATGTTAGTGATGTATTAGAAGCTTATATCTCAACTGCAGGGGGAACTCCTGGAACAACCACTAATGATTTAACTTTATCTAAAATTGACAGATCAGCTTATGCCGCTTTACCAAACAAAGGTGTTCAAGGACAGCCTTCTCAATACTATGTAGATAGACAAACAACACCAGTTATTTATTTATATCAAACTCCAGATTTATCGACTTATACTTATTTAAAATATTATTCAATTAATAGAATAGAAGATGCAGGTGCTTACACAAATACTGCGGACGTATCTTACAGATTTATTCCATGTATGATTTCTGGATTAGCTTATTATTTAGCTATGAAACGTTCTCCAGAAAGAATGGAAATTTTAAAAATGTCTTATGAAGACGAAATGAAAAGAGCTTTAGATGAAGATGGTTCTAGAACAAGTTTATTTATAACTCCAGAGAGTTATTTTCCACAAGGGTAAATTATGGGAAGATTTGCAAGAGGTAGTAGAGCTTTATCAATATCAGACAGATCAGGAATGCAATTTCCTTATCAAGAAATGGTAAAAGAATGGAACGGTTCCATTGTCCATTATTCGGAGTTCGAGAAAAAACATCCACAGTTAGATCCTAAATATCATGCTGCCGATCCTCAAGCTTTAAAAAAAGCTAGACCTGATACTTCTAGAGGAACAGGAATTACTGTATCTTTAGATCCTAAATATTGGGATGGTCAATTTACATCAAATGGAATGCAGCCTAGTATATCTCCAACAGAAGAAAATAATAAAAGACAAGCTGGAGTATCTATTGGAACAGTAACAGTGAGTATAACATAATGGCTACTTATAAATTTTATTATTCAACAACTGAAATAGCTTCTTTAGAAGAAAACTATGAATCTTCTGAAAATATAAAAAATGTAGAGACGGCTTTTAGAAATGATAAAGGTAATGTAGAATCTATAACAAGAATAGATATAGTAGCTGACCCTGATCAAATTAATACAGATGAAGCTTTAGGATATGTGAGGACATAATGGCAATAAGTTATTCAGATTTTTTAACACAGGTAAGAAATTACACAGAAGTAGATTCTAATGTATTATCCGATACATTAATCGCACAATTTATCAGAAACACAGAACTCGATATTGCTGGTAAAGTGGATTATGATGAAACTAGAAAATACGCAACTTCATCTTTCACAGCTAACAAAAGATACTTAGTAATGCCAGCAGATTTTTTAATCATTAGGTCATTACAGGTGTTCTCTACTACAGACCAGACAGGTAATCGTACTTTTATGGAAAAAAAAGATACTAGTTTTATAACAGAATATAATGGTACGGGAGCTACAGGATTGCCTAAATATTATGCAAATTGGGATGACAATAATATTGTCGTAGCACCTACTCCAGACCAAGCTTATGCGGTTCAATTGAATTACATTATTGACCCACCAGGATTCACTTCTACAACAACTAATTATTTGTCAGAATATCAAGAAGCTTTACTTCTTCATGGAGTATTAGCTGAAGCTTTTTCGTATTTAAAAGGCCCCCTTGATATATACAATTTATACAAAACGAAGTATAATGAAGAGATAGAAGCTTTTGCTCTTCAACAAATGGGTAGAAGACGTAGAAGCGAATATGATGATGGGGTTCTAAGAATTAAAGTACCTTCACCATCACCGTAAAATTTATATAAGGAGTTTTAAAATGGCAATAGACCAAGCAGTATGTAATTCATTTAAAAAAGAATTATTAGAAGGAATCCACGACTTTGAAAGTGGTGGAGATCAATTTAAATTAGCATTATACGAAGATACAGCAAATTTATCAGCAGCAACAACAGCATATCCTGGAGACAGTACAGGTGGACAAGTAGGTGATACTGGAGAGTATTCTCAAGGTGGAGGAGTTTTACAATCACAACAAACAGGTCTAGACACAGGTGTAGCGATTGTAACTTTTGCAAATTTATCTTTTACTGGTGTTACGTTAACCGCTAGAGGAGCTTTAATTTATAATGCAACAGAATCAGATAAAGCGGTAGCGGTATTAAATTTTGGTGGAGATAAAACTGCAACTGCAGGAACATTTACAATTCAGTTTCCAGCATTTACATCGACAGCAGCGATATTAAGAATTAGTTAAGGAGGTTAGATGGCTCTTGTCATTAACGATAGAGTTAAAGAAACCTCAACAACCACGGGTACAGGCACGCTTACTCTTGATGGTGCAGTATCTGGTTTTGAAACTTTTTCATCTGCGATTGGAAATACAAATACAACTTATTATGCAATCGTTAATGGCAACGGTGAATTTGAAGTTGGTTTAGGAACTGTTGGTGCAGGTACTTTATCTAGAGATACAATTATTTCTTCATCAAACAGTGATGCTGCAGTAAACTTTTCTGCAGGCACGAAAGATGTATTTTGTACACTCCCAGCTTCTAAAGCCGTTATCCTTGATTCAAGTGGAAACATTGTTGCAAACAATGGATCTAATTTAACAAATTTAAATGCAGATAATTTAGCTTCAGGTACAGTACCTGATGCAAGGTTTCCTGCTACATTACCAGCAGCAAATGGTTCAGCACTTACAGATTTAAACGCAACTAATTTAGCAAGTGGTACAGTTCCAGATGCAAGATTCCCAGCAACACTTCCTGCAGTTAGCGGAGCAAACTTAACAAACTTAGATGCAGATGATTTATCTTCAGGTACAGTTCCAGACGCAAGATTCCCAGCAACACTTCCTGCAGCAAATGGTTCAGCTTTAACAAATCTTGATGCTTCAAACGTTGCCTCAGGAACTTTATCATCAGATAGATTACCAACAGTACCAACAACAAAAGGTGGTACAGGGTTAACTTCAATTGGATCTGCAAACCAAGTCCTTGCAGTAAATTCTGGTGGAACAGCTTTAGAATATCAAACACCAACTACTGGAGATATTACAGGTGTTACAGCAGGTAATGGTTTAACAGGTGGCGGAACTACAGGCGACGTTACATTAAACGTTGGAGCAGGAAATTTAATAGACGTTCAAGCAGATCAAATAGATGTTGATCTTTCAGAACTAACTACATCTACATCAGATGCTGATGGTGATTTCTTTGCTGTAATTGATTCAGCAAATGCTCAAAAGAAATTAACAAAAGCAAATATAAATATATCAGGTTTTAATAATGACAGTGGATTCATTGACGGATCTTCTTTAAATGCTTCAAATTTAGATTCTGGAACTGTGCCTGACGCAAGGTTTCCAGCGACTTTACCTGCAATCAGTGGTGCAAACTTAACAAACTTAGACGCATCAGATTTAGCAAGTGGTACAGTTCCTATTGCTAGAATAGATTTAAATTTATTAACAACTTCTACAGCAGATGGTGATGGAGACTTCTTTGTAGTTGTAGATTCTGTTGGTGCTGAGAAAAAATTAACTAAAGCAAATATTAATATCTCAGGGTTTAATAATGACAGTGGGTTTACTACAAACACAGGTACAGTTACTTCTGTATCAGGTGGAGATGGATTAACAGGATCGGTTACAACATCTGGTTCTTTAGCTGTAGGAGCAGGAACTTTAATTGATGTAACTGCAGATGCAGTTAATGTAGATTTATCAGAACTTGCAACTTCTACATCAGATGCTGATGGAGATTTCTTTGCTGTAATTGATAGTGCTAACGCACAGAAAAAATTAACAAAAGGAAATATTAATATTTCAGGTTTTAATAACGATGCAGGTTACACAACAAACACTGGAGACATTACAGGTGTTACAGCAGGGGATGGTTTAACAGGCGGTGGTACTTCTGGTTCTGTTACCTTAAATGTAGGAGCAGGTAATTTAATTGACGTTACAGCAGATGCTATTGATGTTGATTTATCAGAACTTACAACTTCTACATCAGACGCTGATGGAGATTTTTTTGTTGTAGTTGATGCAGCAAACGCACAGAAAAAATTAACAAAAGCAAATATTGCAATTTCAGGTTTTAACAATGACTCTGGATTTACAACAAACACTGGAACTGTAACTTCTGTTTCTGGTGGAAATGGATTAACAGGATCAATTACAACATCAGGTTCATTAGCCGTAGGTGCTGGAACTGGTATTGATGTAACTGCAGATGAAGTTGCTGTTGATGTATCCGATTTCATGACCAATGGATCAAATAATAGAGTTCTCACTGCAACAGGTACAGATGCTATGAACGCAGAAACTAATTTAGTTTATGATGGAACTCAATTTGGAATTAATCTAACATCACCTACAAGAGCATTAGACGTTGAGTCATCTCAGATATTAGTAGCTCAGTTTTCAAGTACCAATGCAAATTTTGGTAGAATAAGAGTTCCTAATGGAGGTAGTGACTATTCATATTTTGGTTCATTTTCAAGTGACGCTCGTATAAATGGTACATCAGTTGTATTTGAAGATGGTGTAAATGAAAGAATGCGTGTTACTTCAAGTGGAGGTGCAACTAGAGTTGGGATTGCTACGGCTAGTCCTGGTAGTACACTTGATGTAAATGGTTCGTTGAGTAAAAGTTCTGGTTCATTTAAAATTGACCATCCTTTAGAAAG